GCCTTGAAATAGTGTGCGCCCTTGGGCGCATTCACACCGCCGCTGCGCGCCAATGCCAGGAGCCCGTCGGTCACGACCTCGAGCTCATGGCTGACGCCTGGCCAGCCGAGCGCCTTTCGGTCGCTCAGCACGATGACGTTGCGATCGGACAGAGGCGCCAATCGCGTCGTGGCGAAGGCTGCGGTTTGGCTGTAGAGCCCTGCGGCCGAAACCGCCTTGCACCAGAAGGTCTCGTCGGCGGGCACCTGAACCGGCCAGAGCGCCACCAGATGGTCTCCGGCGGACCGACCGACGAACCGGCCTTGCCCCCAGCTCTCGCCCGCGCGGATCTCGTATTCAACGCCGGCGATGGGCAGCGAGGTCCACGAGAAGCGGACATGCTCCCCCTGGGGAACCGCATTGAAGCCGGTGACGTCGGCCGGTGGCACCACGGAGGCGACCACGCTGACGGCGCTGACGCTACGAAGGCCCAGCTCGTCGACGGCGCGAATGTGAAACCGATGATCTTCGGCATCGGCCAATGCCACGAACAGGGACGTACCGCGGTGCCGGGTGGTCACCACGGTGCCGACATCCCAGGACTCGCCGTCCCGGATCTCGTACCCGATCACGTCGAGTTCGCTGACGGGATCCCAGGAAAGCTGCACGCCATCGGCCCGACGCGTCGCCTGGAAGTCGACCACGTCGGAGGGCTGCGTGGTCTTGCCCACCACAACGTGGCCGAGAACCTCCGTCCACTCGGAGGCCAGTCCTTGCCGACTCACCGACCGAAGGCGGATGTCGTAGGCGACACCGCCCTCGACCGGCTGCACCGCGATCTCACCCGATGCTGACGGCGCTGGCGGCAGAACGCGCCATTGCTCGCCGCTTCCCGCGAGACGGTACTGGGCGTGAATGTACTCGGCCGGGTCGTTCAGTCCCGCGTTCAGGGCCACGCGGACCACGATGCGCGATTGCGCGCGACCGTCCGCGCCGACGACGAGGACGCTTTCGTCGGACACCACCTCGTCCACGACGGGTGCTGCCGGCGTCTGGCGCTCGACCAGCGGGGGCAGCGTCATCAGCGAGTCGAACTCGGGTATGGGGCCGGTATCCGCCTGGTGAACCTCCGGCGCCGCGTCGACCAAGGTCAGCGTGGCGCGAAAGTCGCCTGAGTGGCGGATCGCCTTGACGATCAGGTCCGCGCTCTCTCGGGCCGCCTCGCCGAAGAGCGCAAGGTCCCCCGGCTCCGGCGATGCCATCGCCGACACGGGCTGGAGAAACGCGAGGGTGTCGGTCTGACCAGGCTCGGTCACCACGCTGGCGACGCTGCTGACGCCGTCGGCGTGACGGAAGCGGACGGCATAGGTCTTGCCCGCCTCCATGGCGACCACGTCATCGAGCGTGGCCGAGGTCGCATCGCCAGTGGCGTCGAAGGCAACGTCCTTGATCCGTCCCCAGCCGCCGCCCCAGAGCGGCACGTCGTGGCTGACCTTGACCAGATCGCCGGCCGTACAGACCAGATGGTCGATGTCGACGGAGATCTCGTAGGTCTCGGGCCGTAGCTTGCCGACCGCCAGATGATAGCGCCCGTGCTTCCAGGCGAGATCGGCGCTGGTGCAGCCGAAGAGTTCCAAGGTCTCGAAGCGGCTCGCATTGGTCTCGCTGTAGCCGTCCGCGTAGACGATCACCTCGTCCTGCTGCCAGTCGCGATCCGGATTGACGAAGCGGCACTTGAGGCCGTGGGGGATCTGGGTGAAGGCCTTGATACCCCGGAATCCCATCGTGTTGCGCGGCGTGAAGTGCTGGATCGGTACCGATTGTGCTACGTCGCGGACGATCGAGAACTTGCCGTCCCGCATGCCGAACCCGGCGCGACCCGCGGCGGCAATGTCGCGCAGCAGCTCGAACACGGTGGTCGGGTAGTCGATGACCCCGTCGAAGGTAAACTCAGGCGTCGCGTCGGCCCAGGCCTTGAAGGCGTCGAGATCGAGCCGCTCGTCGGCTACCGGCCGCCTGTTGGCTGCACCGCGCAGGACATCCAGATAGGCCCAGGCCGGATGGCGTGTCGCCTGCTCGGCCCACTCGGCGCCATCCCACACGGGCAAGAGGGCCTGCGTCACCGCGGAGAACTGATTGACGATGCCGTTCAGCTGGTCGGTCGCCTTGATGCGCATGGCGACGAAGCAGCGGCCGGTCGCCTTCACGGGTGCGATGCGCTGTATGGTCCGAATGGCCGAGACGAAACTGTCGTCGCGGATACGGGTCGACGTGTTGTCTGCGGTCAGCCTGGTGAAACGAACCTCGTAGCGGCCGGCGGCAGGCGTCACAATGCGCACGCCCCTGCGGACGACCTGCTCGGTCGCCGCCGTGTAGGTCGCGGTGGCATGCTCGGTCCAAGGATCGGAAGACCCGGCGAGCCGGTACTCGACCTTGATATCGACGGAGCGATCCTGCCGGTTGCCGCTGTCATCGAAGCGAACCAGGCCGCGGAAGGTTATGTCGGCGATGATCTCGTCAGCGCCGTCGCGGGTCTCCAGGACCTCCGGACCGCCATCGCTGGTGATCTTCAGCGAGTACTGATCCTCGCGAATGGTGTCGGTGTAGAGCGTGATCGGTGCGTCGGACGCATAACCCTGCCGGATCTCGGTCTCCACGCCCTCGAACTGGGCCAGCGGGATGGCGCCGATACGAAAATCCGAGAGTTCCAGGGGCCCGTAGCCGAAGTCGAACAGCATGCGCAGATATTGAGCGTCACCCTCTACCTCGGTGTGCGGATGGGCCGCCAGGGTCGGAAACACCCGGTGGCGGCCGTAGATGCGCGGTACGGACCCATATCGGTTGGCGCGGTTCTGCGTGCCGGTGATCGCGAGCGTCGGGCTGGTGCGGCTCTGCGGCCCACCGATCGAAAGCTCGGCGAGCTTCGGCCTCGGCGGCGGTGCGATCGCGTTGACGATCAGGTTGCCGACCAGCGTGATCGCCGCCCCGCCGATGGCGGAGGCCAGATTGATGGTCTGGCCGAAGATCACCGCCTCGGTCGGCAGCCCCATGGCGGCGCCGACGGCCGGTCCCAGCACGAAAGCGGCGGCCACCACGGCGATGGTCAGGATGGTGCGAAGCGGGTTCTTACCTCCTCCGCCTCCCTTGCCCGGCGCGACACGCAGGGTGACCACGGCGCCGGCCTTCGGCTTGACGCGCGCCCATCGGTCCCGAGGCACCATGACCGGGTCGGCGGTCATCGCCCCGTCGGTGATCCAGACATGGGCATGGGCCATGAGGATCGGATCGAGCCCGAGCGAATCCATGATGTCGGCTATGGAACCGCCAACGGGGACGGCGCGATCGATGCGCTCGGCGGAAAACGGGTGCGGGCAGGCGATCAGCCGCAGAGCGTTTTCGTCAACCGTCATGGCGATAGAGTCCCAGGACACGGCGGCGCCACTTGGCGCCGTCGTAAGGTTCAAGACAGGCGTCGATGCCGTCCTCGATGTGCAACATCCATCCGCCGGCAACGACCACGCCCACATGCATGGGCTGGTTCATGAGGCGCATGAGCACCACGTCACCCGGCCGCTCCGCGCCGGGCGGCACCGGATGCCACGGGCCCATCTCGCCCCGGATCAGACGGCCGATATCCTTGGCGTCCTCGACGGAGGCGTAACCGTCGGCGTAGGACGGCAGCCGCCTTCCGAATTGATCGGCGAGCACGAGCCGGACGAGGCCCCAGCAATCGACGCCGTCCCGGTCGCGGCCATGCGCCTTGAACGGCAGGCCGACATAGGCATTCACCCAATCGGGCAGCATCAGAACAGCCCCGGATACTCGCTCGGCACATAGCTGTGCCCCGGAAACGGCTCGTTGAGTACATCCTCGAAGGCGAGCTCGCCGGTGACGGTGAGCGCATCGTACTCGGCCGACACCAGGGTCATGTTGAAGGGTCCCGCCTCGACCGTATCGGGCGAAGCGGCCATCACCACTTCAAGGCCGACCGAGAGCGGCGAGGCGATCTCCCGCAGGTTCTTGACGATCTCCCGGTCGACGTTGTCGATACGAAGCGTGACCCGGGCGACGCTATCGGGATCCTCGTCTGGGAGCGCGATCTCGAAAGGATAGGCGATGAAGGTATCGCCGCGACTGACCACATCTTCCGTGTTGTTGACCACGCGGATGGGTACAGTGAGATCCTCGTGATCGAGGGTCAGCAACAGAAGAAAGACCTCCTCGGTTTCCTGCTCGTTCACCGCCTGACGGGCAGCGAGAGACAAACTTCGGCTCATGGCAAGATCTCCAAACGCAACGACGCTTGCCACAGCGTGCCCCTTGCGACGGGCGTGTAGCTGGGCGGCTCGACAAACCGGAAGGTCACGGCCGTGCCGTCTCTCGGGTGCTTCCAATCGAAGG